ACGGTAAAATTTTATTTCTTTCCTCAAAAAGTTTTCTAAGCTGCTTTGTTTCACGCTTGTCTTTCCCTAAAACATAAGCATATTTATGCTTGTTGGGATACTCTATTTTTCTCGACGAGGCTTGCTTATTTTTTCCATATTCCCTAAGTTTCTTTTCTATATCATCCGGCACATTGTCCCAAAGCATTCCATTTTTCCCAGACCAGTTTTTCTTCCATTCAATTCCAAGTTCTTGTGCATATTTCTTATATGCTGTTTTTTGTCGGAAAAACCTATCGGAAACTACTTTATTGGTGTATGGATTTATATACCTAAAATTTGTTCCAGCTTTTTGACCAAGATAGTAAAAGTTACATGCCTGATATATTGTTCCAAGTTCTTTCGCAGTCGGATCTGAATATGCAGTAAACAAACGATACTGTGTATTTTTTGCCATCCATTTAATACAATTCATAAGAAACGATGAGGCAAGACCTTTAGGAGTCCATGAAGCACACGCTCCTCTACTTATAAGCCTTTCAATATCTTTAGTATTATCACCTAATAATTTACTAAAAGCATTTGGCATCGATAGAATGATTACTCCGCCGAGGACATCTTTATAGTATGCGCCAAAATAGTGTGTTGGATACTGGGTAATCGTTCCCAACCACTCATAACGTTTTATGAATTCAATTGCTTCTGTTTTCTTATTGCTGGAAGATATTGGCAAAATATCAAAATCTGAAATTTTTATGTCTTCTGGAAGTATGCCAAATTTATCCATTATAAATTGCGTGTCTTCGAGTTCTTTGGACAGTCGAATATCATATTGCCAACAATGTTCTTTGTCATACGTGTTTAATCTATTTATATATTCGCCGTCAACTATTTCCGCCATTGTCAATTTTCCTCTCTAGTTCTTCTACCAAGTCAAGATCTTCAAACCATACCGCCCTAACATTCTTGTTTTTTCGTTCCTCATTAATGATAGAACCACCCAACAAGTAGTCAACATGATCGACCAGATTAGGTTTTAGATTTAATACCTTGATGCTTGGATGCACCTTTTTCAGAAACTCCTTGAAAAATGTATCATCGTATTTATTTGCCATAATCATCCAGCTATAAATAGACTTATATCTAGCGACTTCATAAACCCAGTGAACGCATTCTCTGGCTAAGTTGTTAGGAATATGGATACAAGGGAAAGACCACCACATATTCTCAGGTTCAACAAAGCCAGTATGCTTAACGTTGCCGTCATTACTAACAACAAATCCACATACAATCTGATTTTGCTGGAATTCTTCTGTTCGCTTCTTAAAATCTTTGCAGATAACAACATCATCTTGCAAGTGCCATGTGCTACCCGCCTGTGTAATATGCGAGAAGATATCCATACAATGAGTCAGATTGCCGAGTTTCTTATCGTCACACTTTACCATGATATCACTTTCAGATATTCCTTGGTCTAACATAGAAGGAACTAGATACTGATTTACATACCACATACGCTGTGGGCAAGCGTGTATTGCATATTTGCTCATCAATCATCTTCCTCGTTCCACTTATTAATTGCATCATCTTCTGTTTCGCCCATCACATAGTAACCGCATATCATACATTGAACATAATAATGTGTAATATGTAGGAATTTTCCTAGCCTCTGAACTTTTCTGGCAAGCATCATCTTCTGGCTACCACAGTATGGACAAGTGCGAACTTTGTTATTCATCGATCATCTCACTCGTAATAATAATCGTTTTCATTAATCTTATGCTCTTTCTTCTTTTTCTTATTGGATTTTTCTAATTTATCTGCTTTGTCGTATGAGGTTCCTTCATTCTCCCAGACTTTCTTATCGTTGATCCTTACATCAACTGCACCCGTCATATCTTTGAGCGTATTTTTCAAATTTTTATCACTAGCTTTAGCAACGGCTTCACTCATCTTGCCGTCCCAACTTAAATCAACATTTACAGTTACCGCCATATTAAAATTCTCCCAGAGTTTGCTGCTGATAAGACCCGTCTTTATTATAATCGTCAGACTTAATGCCTATTCTATCAAACCATCTTTTCCATCCGTAGACCCATCCATATGCCTGATCTTCGGCCCAGCCATTATCTATCATTAGTTGATACCATTTGTCACGCATTCTTTCATGAGCCGGAGTATGAACACCTTCAAACGTTGCTTCATTACCGAGTTCTGCCACCCGATTTACGAGTTCTACTTCATATTTTTGTGGCACATCTGCAAATATGCCAATTAATTTAAATGCTTCATTAGCATCAAAATTAGTTTTCTTTCTTTTGCACTTTCGATAATATCTTTTTAATTCATCGAGTTTCGACTGCAACCTCTCTTCTTCCTCTTGATCTATATATGACTTAGATGAAAGATGAATTTTGCCACCATCTTCTTTACTGCTAGACATCATCGGTACTAAATATGGATAATAGACAACTAATTCTTTAATCGTCTCTATCTTAAGAGGAACAAGAGAATTCTTGTCTGCATATATTTTATATTTACTCAGAATTTCTTCTGGCGAATGGATATCAACAACATCTTCAAAATCGCATTTTCCACTGATTCCCATATTTACTCCTTCTTATTAATAGCAGTAATAATCTACTATATAATCTATTGCCTGAAGTATAGACGGAAAAATACATTGACAATCAACTTTTAACCAAGGATATACTTCATCGTCTGACGAGAATCCAATAACAGGTATATCATTATCAACAGCATATTGTAATTCTTCTGCTGTGCCTGGACTTGTATTTGTATGGTCTAAGTTAACAAGAACTATCCTAGAATGTAGTATCTGATCCATGTAATACCTTTTGACTTGACTGTCGCTCTGGTGACTAGCTTCGTCATATGTAAAAAAACTTGTAGGGTCAAACACTTTTATTCTTACATCTTTATCATCAGTAGCATGTTTAAAAATTTCTATCGCCTTGCTACGCCAAGATCTTCCGCCGTCATCTTCATACTTGACTGGCCCAGCAAGGTATATCTTAATTGTTCCCATTATTTTTCTCCAAATATTTTTTCAAATGTGTCGCATACCAAATTATTTTTTCTATGTCTTGAATTCCATTTTTCTGCTTCCACCTACAAGCATATTTAATAATATTTCCAGTGTCGGTAGCCTCAATCCCATGAAGGTTCTCGGTAAAAGCCTCTATAACATCAATAACTTCAAGACCAGATTTGCTTTGATAATGTTTTGGATGCGACACAAAACTATCGTTACTTTCATATAATTCAGTCATTACTATTCTCCACTATAAGTTCTTTTGCGTATGGAAGTGTTTCTATCCAAGCGCAGAATTCTCGCCACTCGTCAAGTTTATGATTTTTTCTCTGGCGATACATATTGATCAGATTCTCGTAACTGCCTGTCCATGTACGCTTCTGATTATAGCTAGACGGGAGTAGCTGAATCATTTGCCACCAATACCTTTTATCCTTTGTCTCAAGATATTTTTCTCTTGACCAATTTAGATCACCAAGTATAACACCAAACGTTGAAAATTCTCCTTCGCCATGAAAATTTATTAAATGCTCATGGCTGAAATCATCCAGCGTAAACTCTCTTTTATGGATAGTATGCATTGTGCTACAACTATCTGCCGTAGTGCCAATTTTATATGTATCAAACTCTTTCCACCAATATAGTGGTGCTGTAATGTCGCAGCTAACGAATATCTGGCGCAAAAACTTTCTATGCTCAGATCCAGAGTTAATCAATGTTTTCATCAACTTTAAATCGTTTTTGCCGATTACAAAGTCATCCTTATTCTCGCTAAATACACTGTCACTTTTATCCCAGCTATTCTTAGGGTTGCGCATTCCACGAATACTATGCTCAATCCCCCATACATCTGTATTTTCAATCTTTATCATTACTTTCCTCATCCTATGCAAACGCCAACGGCAGTCCATTTGCCAATCCAGAATTTGGACTCCTATCAACGTATTTAGTTCCTTCGGGTTCTTGTATGTCTGGTTTTCGCCTAATTCCTAACCATGTTAATATTACTTGTGCTTTATGTTCAGTAGCTTGAAGATCTAGTATCTGTTTACGAATAGCCTTTTGTCTCGGTTCTTCTTTCTTGATCCTCTCATTTTTAATTCCAGCTCTACTGACATAATCCATCCGCCACTTGTGAAACATATCACATAATACCGTCATAACCTCATACGGTATACTATTCTGATCATAATCGAAAACTTCTGGTGTAAAATCTATCTTTGTATTCAAAAACGAATTATCATTTGCGTTAAGTTCAAGGTGGCTATATTTTGACGACTTTTTCAAGCTCTCACCACCTTATTAATAATGCATCTTCTTGTCTATATCTTGATAATTTAACCAAGCACTGTAATAATCTTTAGTAACAATAACGTAGTAATTTTTGTCGCCGGAAAAATTCTGAACAAAAATAGCTGTGTTCCCAGTTTCCGTATACCATTCATATTCATTCGGATTTTCTCTAAAAAACTTAACTCCCTTTCGGATGTATTCTTTAATTTCATCATTAGATATATCTACACCACCGTTGCTACAATGAAAATTCAGCGGGAATTCCATGTTATCAACCGTTAGGTCTTCTGTTAAATCATCCGCCTCAAAGCAATCATTTTTTTTGCCACATACTGGGCAATCGTAGAAGAGCAATTTCAACTCTCCCTCATATAAATCAGATCTCTCAACCTCTAACTTGCTTCCGCAATGTCCACACTTAACAACTAGCGGAAATTTTAAGTCCTTTTTACTATTTGCATTTTCAATTATTCTCAACCATCAATCACTCCTAAATATTCTCGGAATAGTTATCTCCCAACCGTTCCAAATTATCAAAATCACATCTCTACAAACATATATTCTTGGTTTTAATTTATGTAGTAATTGTTTCATCGTTTAAATACCTATCTTTAATACTTTTTATTTTTTGATCTTCTTTAATCATTTCTAAAAACTTTATCTCCAGTTCTGCATACCGTTCGTCTTGGTCATAATTTTTGCACTTCCACATTTGTATAAGACCTTCGTTAACAGTATGATAATATCCTTCTGACAAACTTATTTCTTTAGCGCTACAAGTATGATCGTCAGAATTATATTTACATTCTATCGCTGCACACGTTATCTTTGTCATTATTATACCTCAATATTTAATGGCTCAAAGTGTTCACAACTCATCCCGTTCTTATCGTCAACACACTCCTTATTAATTGAACAAAATGTAACTTGATCATTAATAATGAATGTGTTTTTACATACTGAACATCTCTTATC